GTTTGCACTTGCATGTTTAGATCAAGCAAATTTAGTTGTGCCTGTACCAAAAGCAAAAGATTGGAAACAATATTATTTAAAACCATTACTACAAAACGTACAAGAAATAGAACCATTACAATCTTTAGATGCAACAAATGTAATATTAGATTTATTACAAGACTGGACCACAAATAGACAGTCAGCAAGAACTATGGAGGATATATTTAACAAACTACCATACACAGATCCTGATAGAAAATTTACATATTTTAGAATGGAAGACTTTTATAATTTTTGTAAGCGTAATAACTGGGAGTTGGATAAAACAAAGACAGGTAATTTATTAAAACAATTAGATGTATTTGTTGAAGAAGACAGAGTTAGAGTTAAGAAACAACAACCAAGGCTTATAAAAATAAAAGCACTAAAACAAATAGAAGCAAGTACAACACAAATAAAATATGAGGAGGAACACTTTTAATGAAAGGGACAAACTGGAAATATCATTGGCATTTAGTGAAAGAACAACTTGATATGGCACAAGCAAAGATAAAAAGATTAGAGAGAAAAATAAAAAAATATGAAAACAATAATATTGGGTCCACCGGGCACAGGAAAAACAACAACATTACTAAATCTAGTAGACGAGTTTATACAAAAAGGAGTGCGGCCTAGACAAATAGGCTACTTCTCGTTTACAAAGAAAGCTGCAAACGAAGCAGCTGAAAGAGCTGCAAAAAAATTTGAACTAGATAAAGATACAGATCTAGAAAATTTTAGAACACTACACTCATTTGCATTTCAAAAACTAGGTATGACTAGAGAGAAGATGATGTCACCATCTGATTACAAAGAGTTTGGTAAAAAATGTAATATACCTATTAAGACAGCAAAGTATTCTAGTGACGATGGTACATTTAATTCTGATAATGAATATCTTACAATAATAGAAACAGCTAGAGTTAAACAAATGGATCTATTAAAATACTATGACTCTAGACAAAACATATTAGATATAGAAAGAAATACTTTGTATCTATTATCTGAAGAACTAAAAAGATTTAAAGAAGAGAAAAAGAAAAAAGATTTTACAGACCTTATATTAGATTACATAACAAGAGATATAAAAACAAACTTTGATGTATTGTTTATAGATGAAGCTCAAGACTTGTCCTCTCTACAATGGGACATGGTGAGACAAATGTGGAGAGACACAGATAAAACATACATAGCAGGTGATGATGACCAGGCTATATTCAAATGGGCTGGTGCAGATGTAGATCACTTCATATCTCTCAAGAAAGAAGTCGATACTATAAAAATATTAGATGAGTCTTTTAGAATACCAGGTGGACCAATACATGAATTATCACAGAATATAATAAAAAAAGTGGGTAATAGATTTGACAAAAAATATAAACCTAGATCAGAACAAGGCATACTCAGACGATACTCAGATCTTACTCAAGTTGATATGTCAGAAGGACAATGGCTTGCCTTGGCTACAGCAAACTATCTTTTAGATGACGTCAAAGAACTCTGTGAATTAAGAGGTTGGTACTACAAATACAAAAATAAAAATTCAATAGATGTAAAATTACTATTGGCATTACAGAACTGGGAACAATGGAGAAAAGGTTCTGAACTTACGCATATAGAAATAAAAAACATCTACGGATATTTAGGCACAAATGTGGCAGACGGATTTAGAGAGGGTAAGTTATTTCATTCTGAAGATAAATATACATTGAAAGAGTGTTTAGAAAAGTATGGTCTACTGACAGACAAAGTTTGGTATGATTCGTTTGAAGGACTTGATACTTTCACAGAAAACTATATAAGGAATATGAGGGCTAATGGAGAGAAGATAAATGTTAACCCTCGAATAACAATGTCAACAATACACGGAGCAAAAGGAGGAGAGGCCAATAAAGTTCTTATTTTACAAGATCTAACTAATTCAGCACTTGAAACATTCCAGGATGATCCTGATGAATTACATCGATTGTTTTATACTGGAACAACAAGAACGAAGAAAGAATTACATATTGTAGATCCAAAAGATTTTAACAAGGCATATATATTATGATTGACCAAAGAGATGAAATACCAGTTGAAGAATTAGATAGCAGAATTAAAGCTGGTTGTTATACTTTAGTTAAGACAGGAGGGTATCACCCATTTAGAAATGTGGCATTACATATTGGTAATGAAAAATATGGATTACCTATATGGCCATACATAAAAAAATTAAATGGCTATCATCAAAAACTAAACTTGAACGGAAAAATAAATGGATCTGTTTCTTTAAAACAACCTTATGTAAACTGGACTTTGTATGCAAATACAAAAGATTCAGATGGTAGAGATAGAAGAGTAAAAGTTTATGCTCATGTTATAGTTGCAAAAGCATGGAGTAATCCAAATAGTCACAAACATAAATCAGATGGAGGTGACTACGTTGTTAATCATAAAAATGAAAAACCAGCAGACTATAGAATAGAAAACTTAGAACTTTTAACTATAAAAGATAATTCAATTGGATATCCGAAAAATAAGAAAAAGGATAGACAATTTATTTACGAACAATACAAACATAAAGGATGGGTATGAAAACAGAAGAAGCACTACAGACAGCAAAAGATCTTATCTCTGGACCAAGAGCAAAGACATACGGAGATAAAGTTATTAACCATGGTAATATAGCAAAACTTTGGTCAGCATATTTAGATAAAGAAATTACAGCACACGACGCAGCTGTGATGTTAGCTTTATTAAAAGTTGCAAGAACAAAGTTTGGTAGTCCTACTCAAGATACATACATTGATGCTGCTGCATACATGGCGATAGCTGGTGAATGTAAATTTGATGGTGAAGGAGAAGACTGGAAAAAAGGTTATGAAAACTGGAAGAAGAGTCAAAAATGAGAACTACACAGCCACCACTATTCTCACCAGAAACAGAATGGGTAATGCCGGACGAACTAAAAGATCTAACGCATTACAAAGAGATAGCAGTTGACCTTGAAACTTATGATCCAAACTTAACTACAAGTGGATCGGGGAACGTGGTTCGTGATGGTCACATTGCTGGTATTGCACTAGCGGTAGAAGGTTGGTCAGGTTACTATCCTATAGGACATCAGAATGGTGGCAACATGGATACAACACTTGTGTTTAGTTGGCTTAGAGATTTATTCAAAGATACAAATAAGACATTTATATTTCATAATGCAATGTATGATGTGTGTTGGTTAAGATCATTTGGTATGCATATCAAAGGTAAAGTAGTTGATACTATGATAGCTGCCTCATTAATAAATGAAAATAGATTATCATACAGATTAGACTCACTAGCAAAAGAATATGTAGGTAAAGGTAAAGATGAAAAAGTTTTACAAGCTGCAGCAAAAGCATGGCAAATAGATCCTAAAAAAGATTTATGGAAACTACCATCTATGTATGTAGGCCAATATGCTGAACAAGATGCTGAGTCTACATATAAACTATGGCAAAGATTACAAACAGAATTATATGCACAAGAACTTACAGATATATTTACATTAGAAACTAAATTGTTCCCTTGTCTTGTAGACATGAGATTCAAAGGTGTTCGTGTAGATATAGATAAAGCACATAATATAAAAGCAAAACTAATACATAGAGAAAAAGAAATACTACATAAAATAAAAAATATAACAAATGTAGATGTAGAGATATGGGCTGCAGCTTCTATTGCAAAAGTATTTGATCATTTAAAATTACCTTATGATAGAACAGCAAAGACAAACAAACCTAGTTTTACAAAAAACTTTTTAGCTAATCACCCACACGAAATAGCAAAAGAGATCGCTAGTGCAAGAGAGATAAACAAAGCACATACAACATTTATAGAAACAATATTAAAACATTCACATAAAGGCAGAATACACGCAGATATAAATCAAATTAGATCTGATGATGGTGGTACAGTCACTGGTAGATTCAGTATGTCTAACCCTAATTTACAGCAGATACCTGCAAGACATAAGGATTTAGGCCCTTTAATTAGGTCAATATTCATTCCCGA